TGGACAGGTGGATATGAGATATAATCAAATGGCAGTTGACCAAGACTATTTCATTCCTGTTCGTGATCCGTCACAAACAAATCCAATTGAAACATTACCCGGAGCACAAAACTTAGGTGAAATTGCCGATATTGAATATATTCAAAAGAAGTTACTTGCAGCATTACGTATTCCAAAAGCATTTTTAGGTTTTGAAGAAGTTGTTGGTGAAGGTAAGAGTTTAGCGATGATGGATATTCGTTTCGCAAGAACAATTAATAGAATTCAAAAATCATTAATACAAGAATTAAATAAAATTGCATTAATTCATTTATACCTTTTAGGTATGGAAGATGAATTAAATAATTTTACATTGTCTTTAACCAATCCATCAGCACAATCTGATTTGTTGAAAATTGAACAATGGAAAGAAAAAATTACGTTATATAAAGACGCAACATCTGACCAATCTCAAATGGGTATATTACCTGTATCACATACGTGGGCTAAGAAAAATATTCTTGGTATGAGTGAAAGTGAAGTGTTGTTAGATTTACAACAACAACGTTTAGAACGTGCATTAGGATTTGAATTAACAAATACACAAAATGTTATTAAACGTTCTGGTTTATTTGATGAGGTTGATAAGAAATATGGTATTCCTGAAGAGGAGAGAGAAAAGGCAATGGAAGCGGCATCTGCAGAAGCTGGAGGTGATATGGGTGGAATGGATTTAGGTGGAGGAGCACCACCGCCACCGGCTGAAGGTGGAGGTGAACCATTAAGTGAATCCACTAAATCTAAAAAATCAAAGATATTAGGTATGTTGGGAGAAGAAAAACAAAATTTTAGTGACTTATTTGATATGGATAAGGCTCAACGTAATATTTATGAAATAGAAAATAAATTGAATGATATTTTAAACGATTAAAAATGAACAAATTTGGAACACTTAAAACTAAAATGTTAACTAAAATTACGGAATCTTATACTAAAGAAAATAAATCCGAAGTTAAAGACATTTTATCAACAATAAAGGAAAATAAAGATTTTAAAGAAATGTATTTGTTCTATGAGGAAATTGAAAACAAGTATATTGAAGATAAAGAAACCGCTAAATTATTTGTTGAGGGGGTAGAAACAATGTTGAGTCAACAAAATAATAGCTTACTTGAATTTTGTCAATCATTAGATGTGAAATTAGGTGACATTGAAATTTCAACAAATGATTTATATGAATCCTTAGACCAATTAATGGTTAAGGACACATTATCTAATATTGAGAGTAAAGTTATTGCGAAGAAAAAATTAGTTGATCATTTAACAACTAAAAAAGAAACTAAAGTTATTGGAGAGTCTAAAGTAATTTCAAATGAAAATTTATTACATGCTGTTTTAGCAAACAACTTTAATGTTCTTTATTCTAATACATTAAATGAGGAACAACAAGGACAATTGAAGACTATACTTTCATTATCATATGAGGATTTAACAAAACAAACTGAAGAATTAAAAGAATCGGTTTTAACTAAGGTTGATAGTTTATTAACAGAATCAAATGATTTGGAATTGAAAAACAAATTAGATAATGTTAAAAAGGAAGTGAATGAAATGTCACCTTCAAGATATAACTACTACAGGTTATCAGAATTAAAAAATGGTCTTAACTAAGACCATTTTTTATTTGTTGTACATAAATCGCTTTTAAACGTTCAGTTCTTTTTTTAACTGAAGGTTTTACAAATTCTTGTCTTTCTCTTAATTTTTGAATTTGTTTTGTTTTTTGAACTTTTTGTTTATAAGTTCTTAAAGCAGATTCAATACTTTTTTCGTTGTTTAAGTTTATTATAATCATAATTTATAAATATATTGCGAATATATGAAAATAATTTTGGAATTGTAATAAAATTTGTGTATTTTTTTATTAACACCATAAAATGTTAATAATATTATGAATTAATGAAAACAGGTAAGTATATCCCATTAGGGACTTACGATGAAGTAAAAATCGGTTACGGTACCGTAGATTTTAAAAATCTTAAAACCATTTATTTAAAATTCAACTCTTGGTTACAACCTGAGAATGAAACAGATGACTTTGACGTCACAATACATAAATCAAGACGTAAAGTAAAAGAAATAATTTATAATTTAAAAAATCCATTATTTAAACAACAATGTATTGTTGATTTAGACATTAGGACTAAGGGTATTAAAATGGAAAAGAGGTCATTTATGAACCTTGAAATCACGTTATACGTTGATAGACAATTTGATGTTAAGTCAAAGGAAATAAAAAATAACGTAAAAGACGTATTAATTAATGTGATTGATAAAGGGTTAAATGATAAAAAATTATTCAATTTTTATAAATCAAAAAAATAATAGGGATATCCGTGTATTTATAGTAATAAAATCTATAGATGAAGATATTAGGACCTAAAGATACTGGACACGGAATTTTAATTGAATTTGATGCTGGACACGTATCGCCAGAAGAGAACAAACAAATCATTAGAGAGGCTAAGGAAATGGATTTTTCACAAGATTTAATCCTTTACGCCGTTTTACAAAAATATGACACTCCCAATAAGAACGGAAGAATTTATCCCGAAGTTCTATTAAAGAGAGAAAACGAAAAATATCAAACACTTATTAAAAAGGGTGGTGCATTAAATGAATTAAACCACCCTTCTTCTTCACTTATTGATTTAGATAGAGTTTCCCATTCAATTTTAGAAACATGGTGGGATGGTAAAATCCTTATGGGTAAGATAAAACTATTCACATCACCAGGTTGGAGAAAGATGGGTATTGTGTCTACTAAAGGAGATCAAGCGGCAATGTTAATCATGAATGGTGCAACATTAGGTATATCATCAAGAGGAGTAGGTTCGTTAAAAAATATAAAAGGACAAAACATAGTTCAAGAAGATTTTGAATTGGTGTGTTTTGATTTAGTATCCTCACCATCTACACCAGGGGCATACGTTTTTGCTGACCCATCTGAGAGAGAACAATACCAAGAATCTGAAGAAAAGAAACCATCATTGGACGATAGAATGGTGAAATTAATGGGTGGTTTGGATAAATTTTTATCTAAATAATAATTTTATAAGGGCTGGAATATTTAAAAACCGAGTTTTTCTTAAATCTCGTGTATTTATATATAATAAAAACAATAAATTTTCACAATGACTGAAAAATCTATTTTAGAACAAGCGTTACTTCAAGTACAAAATCTTGAAGAAGCAGTAAAGCAAAACGCAAAAGGTATACTTGCTTCAACTATGAAGGAAGAACTTAAGGACTTGCTTAAAGAATCATTGGAAGAAGAGGAGAAAGTTGAAGACGAAACTGAGGTTTCTGAACAACCAACTTCTGACGAAGAGGACACAGATGATATGTCAGACGATGACGCAGAAGCAGATGATGCTGAAGCTGATGACGCTGAAAATATGGACGACCTCGATAACGAACCAAGTAAAGACATTGAGTCATTAGATTCAGAAGTTGGTGGTGATGAAATGGGTGATGAAGAATCTATGGATTCTGAAGATTCATTAGAATTACCTTCTGACGATATGGGTATGGATGACGAAGACGTTATGGACATGACAGGTGCTTCTGATGAAGAAGTATTGAAAGTGTTTAAGGCTATGAAACCAGAAGATGGTATTGTAGTTAAAAAAGACGGAAACAATGTTGAATTTGAAACAGCAGATGACGAGTACATCATCAAACTTGATGGTGAAGAAGAATCTGAAGTTGAAGACGAATTCGGTATGGAAGAAGAAATGATGCCATCTGAAGAAGAATCAGAAACTGAAGAAGAAACTATCTACGAAATTGAAATGGAAGAAGAAGAGATGGAAGAAGAAAAAGAAGTTGAAGCTACTGAAGGTGAATCAAAAGAAGAAGAACCTAAAGAAGTTGAAGCTACTGAAGCCGCTCGTACTTTCGCAAATGACGTTAGAGTACCTGCAAATCAAGGTAAAAAGTTTAAAGCTGGTCGTCATGAAATGAATGAAGAAGTTGAAAACTTGAAAAAGCAAAATGCTGAGTACAAGAAGGCTCTTATTTTATTCAAAGAAAAATTAAATGAAGTTGCTGTGTTTAACGCAAACTTAGCTTACGCTACACGTTTGTTCACTGAACATTCAACTACAAAACAAGAGAAATTGAACATATTAAAGAGATTTGATTCGGTTTCAACGATGAACGAATCTAAAAGTTTGTTCTCAACAATAAAGTCAGAGTTAGGTACTAAAACAACTGTTACCGAAACTGTGGCAGAAAAAATCTCTAACACTCCAACAACTTCTTCTTCTACAGATGTATTATCTGAGTCAAAAGCTTATGAGAATCCACAATTCAGTAGAATTAAGGAGATGATGAAGAAAATAAAATAAATAAAAAACAAAAACCAAAATATTTTAAAATGGGAGCATTATTAGAATCAGGAATGGTAGGTAACATCGGTCTTAAGCACCTTAGAGTTATCAAAGAAGATACCATCAAAAAATGGGACGAATTAGGCTTTTTAGAAGGTCTTGAAGGTCACCAAAAAGATAACATCGCGCAATTGTATGAAAACCAAGCGTCACACTTAATCAACGAAGCAGCAGTATCTGATGCTAGTGGTTCTTTTGAGACAGTAGTTTTCCCAATTATCCGTCGTGTATTCTCTAAATTATTAGCAAACGATATCGTTTCAGTACAAGCAATGAACTTACCAATCGGTAAATTGTTCTTCTTCGTACCTAAAATTCAAGATAGAAACGCAAACGGTCACTATTCTCCATATAGCGGACCTAACGGTGTAACAGATAACAACGATCCAAATGTTGGTTATACTGGACAAACTAGAAATCTTTACGATCGTTTTTATGAAGCATCTGACGCAAACGACCAAGGTCTTTTTGATTATTCAAAAGGTTCTTTTGACGTTGTAACAGGTACTTCTATCGGTATTGCAACATTCTCAAATGGTGCAGTTACAACTGCAGCTTCAGTTGCTACAGGTACCACTAAATCATATGTTGTATTAGCTTTATCAGGTTTCACTTCAGGTGGTGCTGGTAAATTAATCGGACCAAATGGTCACGAAATGGATTCTGAAGAATTCTTAGCTTCTTTACAAGTTGTTACAACTGACGCTAATTTACAAGCTTTCTTAGGTGTAACAGAATCTGACAACTTACCTATCAATATCGTTACTCAAAAGTACGGTAAGGGTATCGTAGAATATGGTGCTAAATCATACGGAGCTGGTTCAAACACAGGTGGTTATTACGATGTTTGTGATGCTGACGGTT